GATGCGGTCATGTTGGTGTAATCGGGCTCCTCATGGATACCGATATAGCCGGTGGCATCGGTGGTGAAATCGAACACCTCGCCAAGATCAGCGCCGTTCACAGGAATGTAGTACAGGACAATGTTGTCCTTGGCGGTGGCGTAAATCTTGCCCTTGGGAACGCTGGAATTGAGAATCACGGTGCCAAGGCCGAGGAAGTTCTCAACGTAAGTCATTCCGAACGCGGTCTGCAAGGTAATGTTTGCGCTTGCGAGGTAGTCAGCAACATCCAGCGGGTTCAGGAAATACACCGCACCGATTTCGTCATCTTCAAACAGCACCTGCAGCTGGCCCCATGCCTGAGCCAAGGTCGCCTGGAAGGTCGCGCCGGACGCCGTGCCCGTGCCGGTTGCGAGGAAGTCGAAAAAGTCTTTACGAATACCCTTCTGGACGTCCTTGAGCATTTCGTCGGTGGTTATTTCTACCGCCTGATCGTAGCCGCGATCGGTGATTGCTTCGGCGGAGGTGGCCTTGCGCCACTTCTTGAGCGTAATCTCCTTGTAGTTCACGGCTTCGGTCTTGTACTTGCTGAGGGGAATGGTCTCACCCTCAGCAACAGCGCCGCTCTCCAGCGTGCCAGTGGCCTTGTAGCTCTTGAGCACAGTGCCCGCCTGCTTGGAAATCTTTCGGGTAACGCCCAGAGCCTCCATCAGCTTCTTGATGGAATAGCCAAACATTTCGGTAAATTCGATTTCGCGCACACGCGCGAGGTCAGCTTTCTTAATGAGCTTAGGATCAGCAGCCATTTTTATTCTTCCTTTCTAAACAAATCCATATTTGCGGCGATTGCAGCGCGCCGCTCCGCTCTGTCAGTGATTTGCATGATCTCGTCCTTTGTCATCGGCTTCCCGCCACCGTTAAAGCGCGCACCAGTGTCGACGCGAACGGTCTGCTTGGAGACAAGCCCCTTGTAAGTGCCGTCTACGAGTGCATCAAGAGACTTGGTGTCCTTGATTTTTTCCCCGTCCAGCTCCAATGCGGCCATTTCCTCGCCGCAGCCTCGCATAGCAAGGTCGAGATTCGCGCCGGTGATGTTTTTGCTCTCAAAGTAAGCACGGACAGCCTTTTCCTTTGCCGCCTTGCTTTCCTTTTCTGTGATGTCGGTCTTAAAGGCTTCAAAAGCCGAGTGTTCCTTCTCGTACTTCTCCTTATAACCGCCGTCACCTGCCGCCTTGAGGTCGTCCAACTGCTTCTGGACGCTTGGCAGCTTCTCCGCGTCCGCCTTGTACTTCGTGAGATCGTCCTTGAGGGGGTCGACCACGCCCAGATGCAGCGCAACCAAGCGATTTTCGATCTCTTCTGTGCAAGCGTCGCCGAGAATATTTCTGATTTCCGCTCTCGTAAATTTCGCCATGTTATTCGTTCTCCTTTTCTTTGGCCCCAATTCTTCGGGGGCGAACGTTGTATAAAAACCGCTGTGCTTCGCGGGTTTTACTTAAAACAAAAGAGCCAACCACCGAGGAAAACTCGGTAGTTGGCTCCTATTGCCCTTCCCGGTGCCCGATTACACCGAGGATTGATATTTGATTTTCTTTTGGACTTCCAGCACGATAACACCGTCGCCTTTTCGCCGCACTTCTGCGTTGTTGCCGCGCTTCAAAATGGCTTCGATAGCCTGTACAATTTCATCACGGTTCATTGACTACCTCAATTTCTTTTGGGGCTACATCTGTAAGCTCAACTTTTGCGCCATCATCACACAGAATTACAACCTGATACTTGATCACGCGCACAATCTCGCGGGTGTAATCACGCAGCACTCGCACATCTCCGTCAAGTTCAAGCACAATTCCTTCGTAACTTCTTGCTTTAATTCTCATACAGCACCTTCATCCTTTCCCGCTGCTCCGGCAGACCCGCCGCCTTACTGAACGCCTTGTACTTTGCATTCAGGCGGCGCAGTTTGATATTCACTGCCTGTTCTTCGTCTGTCAGCCCTGCGGCACTGTACGCCGCCTTTTCGCGCTTTAGCTTGCGTATGGTTCGCTCCACCTTGCGCTGCTCCTGCGTGGCTTCGTATGCCGTATAGGTCTTGCCATCAAACGTACAGCCAAGTCCATCATCAATGTGGGAAAGCTGCTCATCGGTGTAGGTGCGCTCACTTACGCCCTCAACCCAAACGTTGCGGCGGTGACGGCAGTTGACTCCTTCCAGCCCATCCACAGCCCCCAGCCCGCACACCTCGTAGATATTCGGGTAGATGTCGCCGCTGCGGGTGGAATACACTTTGCCTTGCCACTCCTTGTGCGATGCCCACGGCGACCGCCCTGGTACATCACGCGCCCCGGCGTGGGCAGACACTTCATAATACGGCGTTTCCAGATATTCCGCCGCTTGCTCCGTGTACTTACCGCACAACTGCGATACACCTGTCATTACTGCACGGCGGGCAGCTACGTCTACATGGTCACGGTGTCCGCTCTCATAGTCAATCACGCGCAGGCCACCGCTTGCAAGCTGCCTAACTGCGTCTTTGATGGCTTGCCCATAAGAGATAGCCCCGCTTTCTACTTTCAACGTAGCCGCGTCTAACGCCCACTGGTAAGCCTTTGCCGGGGGGAGCATTGTGCGCCCCGCGTCTACCAAAAAGCCCATTGATGCGGTGATGTTGCGGAACACGTCCTGCGTCTGCCGTCTGATTGCGTCAATGGTGGTCGCATTCACCAGCACGTCAGGCTGTGTTACACGGGCAAGGTCTATGACCTCGGTGTAATACTTTTGGTTGCGCTTCACCACATCGTCTATCAGCTCATTCAGCTTTTTTTCGCTGATGCCGGTGGTCTGGCGTATGGCCTTTTCAATCTCTTTCAGATCGATGCCATGTGCCCGCAGCGCCTTGATGTCCTGCACCGTAATTTCGTTCAGCTCATCCCGCAGCTTGAGCCGGGAGCATATCTCCATCAGAAGTGCGTCCTCAAGACCACGGTACAGCTCCGCCAGTTCTTCCGGCATGGCATCCAGCAGTTCAGGGGGGAATGGATACTTGCTCATCTTACATGGCCCAAAACTACCCAATTAGGGTTTTCATCTGTGCCAATGTTTACCCAAAAAGTACCGGGGTTTTCTCCATAGCCCATTACTCCACCTCCTGTTGCTGCTCCGTGGTCATGTCCTGCATCTTTGGTAGCGCCGCCTTTGCGGTCGCCTCGTCCTCGTTCATCCACTTCATGCGGAACTCCCAGTCATTCATGATGCCAGCGCTGAGAAGCTGCATATCGCGGGAAAAGTCGGTCTGCTTGTCCTCAATGATGCTGTCATCAAAGTCAATGGAAATTTCGACTTCCTCATCAAGTCCTGCGTCCATGTAGCGATTGCCCAATCGAAGCAGGATGCGACACAGCTCCGTAATCGCTTGCTCGAGCAAAATTTCATGCTTCTTGATAGTGCGGAACATAGTACTGTTTTCGCTAATGACCTGTGTAGCCGTGGCAATGCTTGTCTGATCGAATTTGTAATGATTCTCGCCAAATCCGCATTTGCTCGACAATACGTTGAGCATATCTTGCATACCGGTGTTAAACTCTGCTGTGCGCAGCGTCATATCGACCTGCTGCAAAATGTTTCCATCAGATGCGCGATCTTCCGGTAGAACGTAGTAAACCGTTTCGCGCTTATCAAAGACTGGCCTACCATTGATGTCCTTGGTTGCTTCCGGCTGTACCACGATGCGCTTTTTCCCCAGCACAAACTCATTCACATAACTATCGTATGTAATATCAACGCTTTTGAGCTGGTCGATGGCGGAAGCGAACACTGCAACGCCCATAGGGTTATCTTCATCAGAGTTCGCAATGTTCAGGCGGTCAATGACAAACTGCGGCTTGGCGCTTCCTGTGCGGACAACAGGGGGGATTGCTTCAAAGCCCCGCACACTTGTTAGCGGCACTTCCTCCGCGTCGTACAGGTAGTTTTCAATGTCGTATTCGCCGCCGTTCAGCCGATGCACCTGAATGTAGGTGTATTCCGCATCATCAACTCGTTTTGTCCATGCGAAAGCGCACTCACGAATAATGCCATTGTCCCACGTCAGCGGGTAGATGTTTGCAGCGGTTACATAGTTGATATGAATTCTTCCGGGGTTAGCGATCTCTGCTGTATCAGGGTCAACGCTCATATCCTCCATGATTGGAACATAAGCAACGGTACCAACCGCGGATTTCCGCTCCTGCAATTCATTGGATTTTACTTCCCAGTTATTATCAGCAAGAACCGCATCTACAAATTCCTGCTCCTTCTTGCCCTCAAGCGTGATATTCACGCGCTCATTCATCAGCAGGTTTGCCCAGTCCTCGCAGACTTTCTTGCCCATGTTGACGGAATACCTATGGCATTCCAGTTCTTCGATGCCATTCCACACCGTATAACTGTGGAAGTCTTTTACATCGCCGTCATACCATGATTTCCATACATCAATCAGCGAGTAAAACTTACTATCGACCGTATCAAAGCCTAATTCCTTTAATGCTCTGCGAATATTCACTCTTTCACCGTCCCATCATATGACCGGCACGTTCCAGGTCTTTGTAATAAGGCTCTATGCTGTATTCAAATGCGTCCAAACTATCAATATCGGACGTTCCATCGTCAAGGCGCTCGTCCTCAAACTTATCAGGATCATAAATCGCAGTTTGCAGCGCATCGATCAGATGGGGGCAGTTGCGCGAAACCTTAAAACGCCCCTGCTTCATCAGCAGCACCACGAGCCTGATCCTATCTGTGATTTGCAGTTTCATTGCGTTCTTTACCTGCGTCCCGAGGTGCATTTTCTGCGCGGTATGATCTAACCCGCGAATCAGCACCGTTTCCGCGCTGTCTGCCCGCGTCTGGCTATATCCGTACTTTGCCGTAACCATTTGGCAGAACGTAGCAAAGCGCCGATTCAGCGCGTCAGGGTCAATCTCTTCGGTTTTGATGTATTCTTCTTCCAGCGCGACCACACGATAATCTTTTGTAATTCCGGTCGCCTGAAACTTCGTTGCGGATTTCGTGCCGCCAAAGTCAACGCCAATGGAAATAACAGAGAATTTCGTCTCCTGTTCCTCTGCCCATTTTAAAGGATCATCGATCAAATACTTTTCGGTGTCGTTTGCAAAATCCTTGTAGACAACGCCCTCCGCCGCTACCCACAAGCCGCGCACATATCGATCATAAAAGATACCGGCGTACATATTCGCGTAACGCTCGAGCGTTCTTGCACTCAAGCCGGGGTTGTCAGTCATTTCGAAGTGGAGATATAGCGTGTTCCGTTCGCGGTGTCGCTTAATCCACTCCTGATAAAACCAGTGATGCGGACTGCCTGGGTTACAGGAGAACCACAGCTTTGCCCCGTCCACAGAGCAGCGTGCAAGCGCCTGTTCCACAAACGAGCGCGGCATCAGCACCACTTCGTCCAGCAACACACCCGCCAGCGTGCGGCCTTGAATCAACGTATAGCTTGCCTCATCCTTGCCGCCGAACACCTCAAAATAATTCGTCACGGCGCCGCGCCGCACTTCCATTACCTTGTCGCCACGCCGCCAACGAATGATATAGCGCTCTTTGGCAAAACTCATCGCCATAAACGGCACGATGATGTTCTTTGTGCAGCTATCCACCGTACGCCCACACACGCCGAAACGCTGACCGCTGAAATTCTCCATCGCCCAGCGGACAAACGCCCACATCATGATGGAGGTTTTGCCGGAACGCACAGCGCCGTCGCAGATCAGCGCGTCATACTTGGAATGGGGGAAAGCAAGGATTTTTGCTTGTCGGTTAGACAGCGGCATATTCCCACCTATACCCTCCAGCAGACTGACGCTTACCCTTGCAACATTCACAAATCTTTGCGTTATTCGCTCCTGTCGCCCTTGAAGCACTCATTGCAGAATCCCAACAAGCAACAAATACACCGTCTTTTGTATATTGTTCGACAGCTCTCGCATTTACGTTGTCTCCGCCCATAAATCGTCCCTTGCGGGCGTCGGATACTTTTTTTCTTGCCTCGGCTGAAACGGTTTTCCCTCTATGTACGGAAATCATTTTTGTTCTGTATTCTTTGGATTGCCAAAGCCTTTTTGTTCGTTCCGAGAGTTGCTTTTTATATTCTGGCTTTGCATAAGACTTTTTAGCCTCTGCTATTTTCTTTTCTTTGTATTCTGTATTTTTATAGGCATTTTTTATGCCAGCGGACATTTTCTTTTTTGTTTCTTCGGAATGTTTTCCTGTACTATTCCCGCCGTTTTCTATGTTGTACCCTTTCTCCCTATTTGTGGAATCATATAAGGAAATCAGTTCAACTTCTTTTGTTTCTGCGTCTTCTTTACTCAATCCATCGAACAAAATAATATGTTCGATGTTATCCCATCCATATTTCATAATCGCATTAAAAATAAGCGGTTGCTTTCGATAGTGTTTTCCTTTGTTCCATCTGTATTCTGGCTTTTGGCAGGTAATCCCTATGTATACTTTCCCATTCGGAAAGCGATGCATATAAACTTTGTAATTTTCACTCATCGCTCTCAAGCTCCTTTGCCATTTCCTTTAGGCTCTGACTGAGCGCGTCTTCCTTCACCGTGTCGGAAGAACTGCCGCCGATCATCGCCCACTTGTCGATCAGCGTTCCCATCGCCGTTGTGATTTGGCTGAGATTTGCCGCTGCCAGTTTCTCCGGGTCGTTGAGCATTTCAAGCCCCTTGCCGATGAACGAGCACACAAGGTCTTTGTGGTCGTTCATGTATTCCATCACATCGGCGGTGTTCTCTTCTTTTTTTTGTTCGCACTTTTCCACAATGTCGGCATTCGCCCGCACAAGGTTCTTAACGGTCGTTGCGGACACGCCGTTGATTTTCGCTGTGGCGCAAAAGTTGTTCGTCTGCACATAGTCCGCCAGTATTTTCTTTTTCTGCCGGTCTGTCAACCTTGCAGCCACTGTCACCACCTCGCTTTGTCTGACGCACCGGCCTCCCACCACTGGCCTTTGTCGTTGGCACGTCTGTACCCGGCTTTCGCCTCACCTGAATATAACGTCTTCCCTGGGACACATTGCCAAGAGGTGCGGGAAGTCCTGTCTACTGACACACTTTCAGGGCGGCGCTATGCCATTGCCCAACGGTAGTGTCCACCGCTTTTGGTGCAGGCAGTAGGATTTGAACCTACGAACCAAAAATTGTTATATTTGAGCTGTATCCACCCAGCTTCTGCCTGCATATTGCTCCCTCCGGGCGGAGCCGAAGCCCCGCCCATCAGGAAAAGAAGGGGGAAAAGAAAAAATGGGAGATGCAGAGTTTGTCCCTGCATCCCCACGTTATCACATTTTTTCTTATTGTTGCATTTCGTTGTGCAACATCACTTAATTTCTGCGTTCACGTATGGCGCGTACTCTTCTTTTATCGCACATTCTTTCAGCGGGCAGTACCGGCAGTTTTTAGCAAAGGGGCACTCGCGTCGTTCTGCTCTGGATATACATCGAGATACAGTAGATGTGCTTACACCAAAATGCCGCGCAATCGTGCTCATGCGCCAGCCGCACTCAAAGTATAGCCTCAAGTATTCAACCGTCTGCTCTTTCACCCTACCACCTCCTCCGGGAAGAATGTCTCCCGCACGCCGCCGCACTCCGCCACGATGTACCGCCCTGCCGGATGCACATACACCACCGTACCCTTACGAACAGGGAACCGCTTTTCATCGTTGGCACCGGAGCCGGGGTACTCGCTCGGCAGCGTCATAAATTGCGCCCGGATGGTGTCACCGATCTGCATCGCCGCCTCCGCCTCCATAGAATACGTCTATCTCCAGTTCGTTCCCTCTATACCCCGGTCCGCCATCACCAGGGGGCCATGTCGGTATATTATAGCTTCCGCCTCCCGCCGCTTGCCACTTCGGCGGCTTATATGACGTACCGCACTTGACGCATTGTATCCAGCTTTCCCCCGGTGCCTGGGCGTCCGGGTACCGTACCGGGCTTTTGCTTTCCGGCGTACCGCACACCGGACAGCATATTTCATATTCCTTTTCGCATTTCAGTATGATCTCCGCCATCACTCCGTACCTCCTCAATAATCCGTTACCACGACCGGCAGCCGCCTGAATGGGTCAAACACCACCTTGTCAACCTCGAATGGCTTTACATCGTCGTATAGTTGGCCGAACCTCTTAATAGCCTGTTTCTTTGTCCAGCAGAAGCAGTATGCTACATCGTCTGTAAATTCGTGGTCCTCCATTTGTGCAGCGCGGGTGAATATCCAGCAGAACATTACTCCGCACCCTCCTTTCTCTCCCCGTAGGAGCAGAAGTCATCGTCCTTCGGCACCGCAAAAAAGCTGTCCGGGTTCAAGCACTTTTTTGTTCTGACATTGTATTTGCAGTCCTTACACCGCACTACCGGGACAACATCAGCGGCGGGAAGTTTCAACATATCCATCTGGATAATCGATAGCATCCTATTTTGAGCCACGCTGTTCTCCGGTCTACGCATCCGCAAAACAGATTTTACTGCCGCTGCTCGATCAATGTATTCAGCCATTGGCTTATCCTCCCTCGTGGCAATATCCGTTTTCGTCCGTGTCCTTTGCCCAATAGGTGCAGTGCAGGACATTTCCGATCACCACTGATTGATAGCAGTCTTTGCAGTGCGTCACGACCACGGCATCGACGGTGGGTGCATCTTGCAAAGCATCATCAAACGCATCAAACGCATCTGTTGCGCCTCGTTCAATTTGCTCGTTAAACAAACGCTCTAATTCTTCCGCATCAATCAGCCGCATTGTTGTCACCTCCGTCCATCTTCTCGCACCACTTCGGGCGAATGCTTATCATCACGGCCTTGCTCATGCCTTTTCCTCCTTCCACGGCGTATCCATCACTCCACCTCCTGCATCCAGAACTCGCGGCGACAATCGGAGCACCCCTGGCGCAAACAATCGGCGGTAACCCGTATATCAGCAGAAATACGCTTAGGGCACAGGATCAAAAGCCCGGTGTTATCAATATCAGCCTGAGGATACTGCTCCAAAAACACGCTCTGCCGTGTCTTGCACGGGTGTGCAGCAGACCACTCCTCGACGACCCTCACCACTTCTCCCGCTGTTTCCTGCGATTGCTCCTCCACATTTACCGTGCAAAAGTCAGTCATAAATGCAGGACATTCCTCACAGCCAGAAAATTTGCCGCACATACGCAGATATTCCTTTACAAACTTAATAGCATCCATCACATTTCCCTCCATTTGCACCCATCACAGGCGCCCTCGTGTGCGTTTTTGTACTTCCCGCAGTATTGGCATAGCTCGTTCTTTATGGTGTGTAATTCTTCTTTAAGTCGCAAAACCTTGTTTGTTTTCGACACAGCCATGTCAAGTAATTCCTTGATGTCTCCCGGCGTCAGCCCTGTGTCCTCATAGGCGGCGAGGCGGCTCCACGCTGCTTCTTCCCACTTGCAATTCATGGCGCAGTTTCCGCCAACTTCGAGGCATTCGGGGCCGAGAAAATGTGTGCAACATACGCCGTTTTCATGCGTGGTTTCCTTGCTGTACGTAGTCAACCGATCCATCGTGCTCCTCCTTCACCGCCACAGCCTTTGCCAGCTGTGCCATGCCCTGCTTCATGTCCTCTATCTGCTTGTCCCGCCGTGCAATGGCGTCCTTCAGGCTGTCGTTGGCTTTCATCAGTGCCTCGATGTGCCGCTGCTGGTTCTCGATCAGGTCAGCGGCATAAACCTTAATGGCGTCCTCGCACCCATCTTCCTGCGCAGCAGGGCAGGTTTTGCAGCAATCCGGGGCTGCGCTAACACAACACCGCAGCGCGGCCACGATCTCATCTCTTGTCATGTCATTCCTCCTCCGAAAAATGCTTTTTCGTTACGGCGATGGGAAACTGCTCGATCTCGCTTGCCCACCGCGCCGTGCCTTTGCCGTGTATGCGCTCAAAGCACAGCGGGAACCCACCTATTCCGTCAAATAAGCTCCCCAGCGTCGCTCCCTCCGGCAGATACCGTGCCATGCGCCGCAGCATCCAGTCCCAGAAGGGCAGGGCGATGGAGTTGCCCAGCGCCTTGTACCGTGGGCTGTCCGCGTCCTTGTGCTTCTTGCCCTTTTCGTCTATCCATTCGCCGATGTCCGTCCAGTGGTCAGGGAAACCTTGCAGCCGTTCGCATTCCATCGGCGTCAGGCGGCGCACGACCATGTGTGTGATGGCAAGGTCTGTGCTGTCCTTAAAATCTTGTGCAGAACAGGTGCTTCCCGTGCTGCTTTCTTTGTACTCACCGATTGCCTGCCTGGAATATGTCAGCGGCACTTGATTGCCGCCTGTTCCCATACGGGCTTGCAACGCCGGGACCTGCTCTCCGCACTCGCGGATGACGTCACAGGCGTGTGTCATGTCCAGCGCCACCGCTGGTGCAACCACAGCGGGCTTATTCCCGCCGCACTCAGCGTTGAGTGTAGGGGACAGCTCCTCCTGATAGCCGATGCTCCGCGCCTGTTCACTGTTGCCCAGCTTAAACCCGGCGCATACCACCGGCTGATTGTTCCCGCTCATGCCCGCCGCTGCGGTCAGTGTGGGCGCTCGGTCGTCTGTCCGCAGTTCCGAGCCTCCCTGCTGTGTGGCCATGCAGAAAATCGTCTGATCGTTCCCCGTGCCCAGCGTTCCGCTTTTCTCCGTCTGCACTAACGCACCTTTTCCTCATCCGTCACAGCCCCCCTGATGCGGACTGCATACGATGTTGGGGCCTCTGTCGGCGCAGGGGCTTCCGTCCGCTCTTGCGGTGAGGCTCCTTGCGACTGCCGGATTAAAACCGCTTTCAGTCGCTCCGGCAGGTCCTTCCCCCGCTGCTCCGCTCTCCGCAGGATGCCCAGACACGCTTTCGCGGTCAAATTGTATTTGGGAAGCGGATTCACCTCCAAAATCTGCGACAACCGAGATTCTTCGGCGACGCTGTGGGGTCCCCAGACGGATAACATTTCCTGTACGGCTGTCTCGGATGGTTTTTCCCCAGTCCTTAGCGTCGTGAGTTCGCCAAGCGATAGACCACCCATCACCGTCGATGGCTCCTGCTTTTGTCCATTTCCACTTTCCCGGCAGTCCAGATAGAGAAAATCCTGGTTCTGAGATACGCGCAATTTCTTCCAACACGGCTGCGAAGTCTTTTCCTTTGTTGCTGCTAAAGGCTCCGACCACGTTTTCCCACACGAGATACCGAGGTCTAACCATGTCACCTGTCCGTCCATTCCTTTTGTCCGCCTCCCTCATTTCTTTTACGATGCGTACCTGCTCCATAAACAGGCCGCTTCGCGCTCCCGCCAAACCGGCGCGTTTCCCGGCGATGGATAGATCCTGTCTAACAAGGTGAACCACCTGTAATACACCAAACGGGTTCAATCTCTGCCCCATTTATTTTCGTAATATCGCCTAAATGTTTCACCTAAATCACCTCCTAATCTCCAAACACCACGCCGCACTCGTCCTTCAGCACGTCCTTGATGTGCTTCCGCTTGATGCGGCCCTCGTTTATCTCCTCCGCCAGTTTCTCCAGGCACTCGTACAGATACGCAATGCTCTGCGTGTCCTGGCTGTCCGCTGTCTCCTCCTGGACGTGCCAGCCGCATTTGTCCGTCAGCACCATTGCCACCATGTCCATGTTCTCCCGTGTGCCTTGCAGCTTGCCACGCATAAAGATGCGGTCGTCCCTGCTCAAATGCTGCTTGCCCATGCGTCACCACAACCTTTCCTGCGCCGTATGTTCCGCAAACCTCTGTTCTTGCAGGTGGAAATATGTCGGTTCGATCTCGCACCCCACAAACTCAAAGCCGAGGTTGTAGGCCGCTATCCTGCTGCTTCCACTGCCCAAGTGTGTATCCAGTATGCGCCAGCCTTCTTTGGCGTACTTAATCAACAGCCACTCGTACAATGCCACGGGCTTTTGCGTTGGATGTATTCTTTGCCCCTTTTCTTGCAACGGCGAGTAATAAAAAGTTCTCGCAGATGTATCGAAAGAAGTCCATGCAAATTCGCAAGATGCAAAAGAAATATCTTCCGGCTGCTTTTTGTCCCAAATAACAAATCCCCTACAAGGCGGAAGATCGTAATAATTTCCCCCCCATATTATTTGGTTTTTGCTACATCTTTTTAATTCGCTAAAATACACATCACCCGGAGTCGCATCGTCCCATCTTGTTTCAGTGGCATTGTATTTTTTCAATCGGCCACTATCATGAATGCTAATTCCATACGGCGGGTCTACAATGGCAAGATCAAATGCCTTATCCGGAAGCGTCCGCATATACTCCATGCAGTCTACATTCAATGCGATTTGTTGTTTCACGCTTCACACCTCCCGTATAGCAAACCCGTACCTACTACGAAACAGCTTTGCTTTCATGGCATACTCGCGGGTACGCATCCCCTTCACGTCCTCCACCACCGGCAGCCAGTACCGCTGGCCGTAGCTGTCAGGAGCCGTTCTGCGCTCGTACACGAAGTCCGCGATGTAGTCGATACTTTTCACGCGGTCGCCCTCAAACGTCGTGTACGCCTCTTGCAAGCAGTACCGCACCTGTAATTTCAGCCCCTGTATCTCACCGGCCTTTTGCAGCAGCATCAGCGCGTCGTAGCGCTCCGCCTCCTTCTTGCTGTCGAAGGTCAGCTTCCCGCGCTTTGTCTTCTGCGCCTTGTACTTCCCCGGTTTCCGCATCTTCTCCATGACCTGCTTCTGCGCCGCAAGACTAAGCCGCGCCAGGTCGTTACTCATCAGGCCCATTCAGTTTCCCTCTTTTCTCCAGCCCTCGTTTGTTCATCGTGTACCGCACCTCATGGACGACGCGGTTTTCTCCGCAGCGTTCGCATTTTCCGCCCAGCGTCCGCCGCCATCTGGGGGCGAAGATGTACTCGTCCTCCATGTCCCGGATGCACTGTCCGCACAGCTTCGCCGTGGCGATCTTCCAGATGCCCGCATTCATGGCTTCGCCCCCTTGATGTACTTGCCCATCCAGGCATCACGTGCACCGTCGGTTTTGCCGACAGGTGCAGCAGGGGCATATCCCCACCGTTCCCACTTCTCAGCATTTCGGCAAGCCGCTTTCCAGTCTTTCATGGGGGTCTTGCCAACCATCCAGCCTTTCGCTTCGTAGAAGTCGATAAAGCCCTGCGGATCTACCGCCGAATGGCGTTCAGCCACGTAGGACTGAACCTCTGCCAGTGTGGGTGGGGTAAAGCGCTTCGCGCGCGTACTCCCACCGTCAGGTGGGAATAAGTCTTTGTCTTTTTCTTTGTCTTTGTCTTCTTTCTTTGTCTTAGTAGGCTTGAGGTCATTTGCGTTTGCTTCGGTTTGCTTGATTTTGCTTGAACTTGCTTGCGTTTGCTTGCCGCCTTTCGCCCCGTTCCTTGACCGTTCAGCGGAAAGCTCATCGTCCCTGTCCAACATCGTCCGGAACACCGGAAACAGTATGCTTTCCGCACCCTCCAACTCCGGCGGGGTGCCTGTTCTTGCGTACTCCAGAATGGCGATAAACAAACGTCCTCGCTCTGCATCTGTCAGCGCCGCTGTCTGCTCTATCCAATCATAGTAGGCTTTCACGTAGCACTTGCCCATAGGCCTCACTCCTTCGGCATCGCGCCTATGACGTATACCCCGCGCTCTTTGTCCAGCTCATATTGTACGTTGTAGTCCGTCAAGCCGCGCGTCACCAGCTTCGCGGGTATCTCCAGGTGATAGCCCCACAGCACGCCGCAGTCCTCGCGCTTTTCGCCAAACTGTACGGCGCAGGCGGCGTAGTGAGCGTCTACCATGTCGCCAAAGGCTTTAATTGCCTCGTCCGCCTCCGCCAGCCGTTCCCGCTGCCGCTGTACCACGTTCTGCAAATGTGTGTTCTGCCGCCGCAATGCCTTGATCTCTTCCTGCATCTTGCCCATTCACGTCACCCCCCCTTAGAAAGGCAAATCTGACATGTCATCCTCGTCCATCTCCACGAACTGGCTCCTGCCGTCCGTCCGAGGAAACGTGCCCTGCGCGTCCGTGTCCTTCCGGCTGTCGCCAAAATACATATTGTCCGCCACGATCTCGGCGCTTCTTCGGTTGTTTCCGTTCTTGTCCTGCCAGTCACGCATCTGCAGCCGACCCTCCACAACCGCCATGCGGCCTTTGGTGAAATACTTGGAAGCAAACTCCGCCGTACCGCGCCACGCCACAATGTCGATGAAGTCCGTGTCCTTGGTCCCGTCTGCGTTCTTAAAGTCCCGGTCTACCGCCAGTGCAAAGCTGGCAACGGCGGTACCGTTATTGGTGCGCCGCAGCTCGGGATCCCGTGTCAATCTACCCATGACAAAAATCTTGTTCAGCATATCAAATCTCCTTATAAGTAACTTTTTCCGAATTCTCGTCGGAAGTCCTCTTCCGTCCAGCCCTGCTCCTGCATGGCCTTGAGCTGTCCGTACCGCTGCAGCTGCTTCATGGTCGTTGCGTTGTTGTGTACGGCACGCCTGCCGAAGATGTGGCACCGGTTATGGCACAGATACACCACCAGGCCGTACTTCTCACTTTTCTTCCGGTTTGCCGTGCCGGGGAATATGTGGTGGCGATCCAGCGGATCCGCCCCGCCGGTCGCCCCGCACAAAAAGCATCTCTTACTCTCCATGCGCTTCCTCCGTCCCGTCCCACTCGTATTCCGGGCAGCTGTGAATGGCGTAGCTGCACATGATGCCCGCCTTGCGGCCTCCTTTTTTCTTCACCGTAGGCGTAGCGTCCCATCCGGGCACCGGCTCCGGGTCTTTCATCGACCAGCTGCAGCCGCCATAGCACTTCCTGCACGTCCAGCAGGGCTGTATGTGCAGCTTGTTCATGCGCTCCCATCTCCCCACCGGCTCACCAGCGCGTCCAGCTCTGCCGGCGTCAGCGTCTCAATACCTACCGCCTTACAATCCTGCACAACGGCATCTATCAGCCGCGACATCTGCTCCGTGTCGTAGGTACTGCTGCCGTACCATACTGTCACGGTCACGCAGCCCTTGAGCTTACTGGGGAACGTCTCTGCCATCCAGCCGATCCCGTTCCGCTCCCATGCCCTGCAAAACGGCTCCGCCGCCTTTTCCCGCAGGCACAGCACCTCGCTCACGCCGCCGATGTTCCGTATCTCCTGCCGGTAAACCTCTTGCTTGGAGATGCCGTAGTGTGCCGCCAGCCTGTCCAGCAGCACCCAGCAATAGGCGTTGGCATCCAGGCTCCGGCCTTTGCCCTTGATGGTCACGTTGTACTCCTTGTCTGGCTTCATGGCGTCGCACACGTCCATCGCGGTCTGCTGTGACTTTACCCGCAGCGCCAGCCATGTACCCTCACTGTCCTGCTGCCACCGTGCGCCATCGACTGTCACCTGCTGCATATTACTTCTCCTTCTTCATAGCGGCTTTGATGCACTTGGCACACAGCGTTCTGCCCAGCCTCCCGGCGCTGTACTTGGCAATATCCGCGCTGTCCCAGATGGTGCCGTCTCGCTTCGTCGTGGCAGTGATAGGCACCCCGCAGTCCTGGCAGTAAATGACCTCCATTGCGCCCTTTTTGACGGGCTTCTGCTCCTGCCGCTTCACCTCGTCCGTGTCTGCGTCCTTTGTATCGTCGATGCAAAACAGCCCGTTCAGCGCGTACTTTCTGGCATAGCTGGATGCCATGCCTGTGATCTGGCTGTCATCCATGCCTTTCTTGTCCTGCGGCTCTCTGGCGTAGGCGTTTGCAGAAACGCTGTCACCGCTCTCTGTGTCTATGAGCGTTGCAGTTGCCACAACGTAAAATCTGCCGGATACTTCCTGCACCGCATCATTCAGCAGCAGCGTGGCGTTGTTCTTGATGCACAAAGGCTTTACCGCCTCCAGAATATCCTCGCAGCTCCGATAGTTGTACTTCGCAAATCTGTTGTACTGCCCCTTCGGTGCTTTCAGCTCCTGCTGGATCATCATCAGCTTCCCATAAACATGTGCGCCCATCACTTCACCCCCATGTTCATCCGCTCGGCGATCTCCGCACCGTCCACCGCAACACCGGCTTTCAGCAGCGGGGCAATGTCGCTCTTGGATACCGTAGGCGCGGCATACGTCACCTTGCCGTCATAGCCGTTGTCCATGCACCACCGCACCAGCTCCTCCATGTTGGTGATCTCTACCGCCGTGCTCTTGCGGTAGGTAACGGAACACTTCGCCGTCTGGAAAGGGTGCCCGTCCAGCGCCCGGTCAACGTAGTCCCGCAGACGGTCACGCTTGCGCTCCATCGTGCGGCGTCGCTCCGCCAGCTCCTTTTCCTCGTCCCGGATGGCCTTTGCCTCCGCGTCCAGGCTCTTGGACCAGCACACCATGTTCTCGATCTTGTGCTCCCTGTCCATCTGCAGCTGCTCAAACGCATCGTAGTCCAGCAGCTCCCCGGTCTCCGGGTCGATCAGCGCCTCCAGCGCCTGGTCAATATGGTATAAACTCAAGCTCATTTCTTTTCCTCCCATGCGTCCACCGTTCGGATGCACACATCACACCCAACGGTCTTGCCGTAAATATTCTTGTACAGGGTATCTGTTTCCTCGCCGCACACCGGACATCGCGGCACCTTGTAGGGCTTCGGTTCCGCCCGCGGCTCCTTGTAGTCAAACACGCTCATACCGGCCTCCCAGCCGCTTTCAGCACTTCCCGCATGGGCTTCCGCGCCTTGAGTATGGACATAGCCCGCGCCGTCTCCCGCCTGTATTGCCGCCACAGGTCGCTCAGCTCGTCGCTCTGGTAGTACCCGTCCCCGTCGTTGCAGATCATCACGCCCTGCTTCTTGGCTTCGGCCACGGCCTTTCGCATCTTCCGGTCCGTGGCGTGCAGCGCCGCCGCCAGGTCTTCCCGGCTGATGGCATTCCTGCGCCCCTTTGGGATCAGACAGGCGATCCGCTCCGTCTCCGCCGTCCGCATGGGCAATTCCGCTTTCTTGTCCTCGCCGAACAGATACGCCCTGCTTGCCCGCAGCGCCGCCTCCAGCGCCTCGGTGACTTCCTCCGTGGGCAGACACACGCCGTTTTCAAACCGGCTCACCATGCTCACGTCCATCCGTGCGTCTGCCAGCTTCAGAATGCCGCTGACCGCCTCCTGCGTCAGCCCCAGCTCCAACCGCCGTTCCTTCAGTCGGTTCATCGCTACACCTCCGTCCACTTGCCGTTCTTAACGGTGTACCACACGCCGGGTTTCAGCGTTTCACCATCCACAATGCCAGCCAAAATAGTAGCAATATCACCATTGGTATTTCTCTCAACGCACACAATAGCGTTTCCAAGCTCACCCATTACGCGGCCACAAACGCCGGTGGTCATAGCCACACAGCATTTGCCGGTGGCAGATGCTGCGCCACTATCGCCGGTGGCGGATGCTGCGCCCCTCTCGCCGGTGGCAGATGCTGCGCCACTCCAGCCGGTGGCAGATGCTGCGCCACTATCGCCGGTGGCGGATGCTGCGCCCCTCCAGCCGGTGGCGGATGCTGCGCCCCTCTCGCCGGTGGCGGATGCTGCGCCCCTATCGCCGGTGGCGGATGCTGCGCCACTATCGCCGGTGGCGGATGCTGCGCCCCTCTCGCCGGTGGCGGATGCTGCGCCCCTCTCGCCGGTGGCAGATGCTGCGCCACTCTCGCCGGTGGCGGATGCTGCGCCACTCCAGCCGGTGGCGGATGCTGCGCCACTATCGCCGGTGGCATATGCTGCGCCCCTCTCGCCGGTGGCGGATGCTGCGCCCCTATCGCCGGTGGCGGATGCTGCGCCCCTCTCGCCGGTGGCGGATGCTGCGCCCCTCTCGCCGGTGGCGTGGTTTTTCTTTTCAGCGTCTGCCTTTTTGATGGCGTTGTCAAAGTCGCACTGCGCCTTGACGTACTCCACCTGGGCCTTGACAAGCCCCGGAATACCGATCTCCGCGCTTAATGTCAGTTTCTTGCCGACGCGTTTCGTATCGTCGCTTTTCTTGTTACTGACCTCATCCAGCTCCGCTTCAAAATACCGGGAGCCATCACCGGGCACGTAATAGCCCAGCACATCCAGCGGCATCTCACAGGCATGAAGCCCTCTCTCGCATAGTTCAATGTCGCCATCGACCTCCGCCGTCTTGCCAAGCGTATACTGGAATCCACGGCACTTCATGTCCTTGTCTGTTGCCTTATAGACCTTCATCTTCCATCCCTCTTTCTTATCGCCTTTTTGGCGTTCTCGCGCCTTGCGCTGTTCATGCTGTAAAAATCGGCCTCGCTGTACGATGCGTACCGTTTCGCCTTGTTGGCCTCAACGTCCCGCCGGAACGCTTTATAGTCCTCGCACTCCCCGTGGCACCTTTCGTGTCTGCGCTGGCAGCCCTTGCAGGGCGGAGCCGTCCGGTTCACCAGCCCGATCATTCCCACTTCACCAGCGCTTTCACCACACCGGCCTGCGCCGCGTCCTCGTGGCTCATCAGCACGTCCACCGTGTAGCCGTACACACCAGTATCGGCTGCTATGTAAGTCTTGCCGCCCAGCGTCACGGTGCTGCCCAGCGGGATGATGTCCGGGTCTACCGCCACCGCCTCGCCGATGGCCACCCACAGGCCGGATGCCGTCAGCACCTTGCCATCCCGCTGGTTCATGTGGGCGTAGGGTGTGCAGCACGCACAATACCCGGTGATGTCACATACCAGCACGTTCTCCGGCTCCGGCTCCGCGATCTCCGCCGTGGGCGGTGACTGCACCACGTCCTCCTGCACCGGCGGCAGTGTCAGGCACCATGCCACCAGCACCAGCAGCATCACCCACAGGACGATTGCCACTGCCCACATACGCCTGCACCATCGTCTGGTGCGGCATAGCCGGGAGTATTCCCGCGCCCGCCTGTTCCGCTCCCTCATCGCCCCAGCGCCTCCACGCCCTTGACGATAGCCCAGCTCAACCACGCCGCGCCGATAAACGCCAGCGTCCATGCAAACCAACTCATGTCGTTTCCTCCTGTCGAATGTACTCGACCTCGATAATTTCCATTCCGTTCTGCCGTGCCCATAACATCACGGCAATTTCAGCACACGTCATAATCTCTTGCCTTTCCTCCGCGGTCGTGGTATACTATCCGCAGAACATTTTAGTAGATGTTTCGGAGACGCCCTGTCCAGTGCCGCAACCACTGGGCGGGGCTTTTTCTTACCCCTGCGGCATCGTCCCCATCAGCTCCTCCACCTTCACGCCATACAGCTTCGCCAGCTTCTTGTGGTACTTCCGCAAAATTGCGTTCTTGCCAAGTTCCCAATTTGAAACCGCCGTAATAGTGACGTTCAATTTCTTCGCGACATCTGCTTGCTGCAATCCAGCCGCAAGCCTGAGTTCCTTTAACGTCAAGCGTTTATCCCTCCTTATAAATATTAAGAACTTTAACTTGACAAACGCTTAACCACCCGTTATTATGTAGGTGACAGCCAACAAAATATCGGTTATAATCCCGCAAAGCGATGGAGCGCGATGGGGGTGTGGTTTTTTGTTTCCTTGTTTAAGCCCTTGAGAGTATTATAACGACCAAAATGGTCGTTGTCAACTCAACAACGACCATTTTGTAAGTTTTGTTATATTGCACAATTTTAGGAGCTTCAAATTGTGATATTTGATTTAGACCTTCTTTTTTCAAGGCCAAAAGGCCCAGACAATCCATTTTTATATTATCCCGAATACTATGATCAAGACGCTTCGCAAAGTGTAATTGACCAAAACCATAAATACGATATGGACAATTTTTCAAAGCATGAAGCTACAATTATTCGGGATGTATTGTATACGACACAAAAAAAGTACCCTAAAGAATTTTGGGCACCAGGGCTTGTTAATGAAAGCTATACGATAAAATATAAGCCAAGATATATTCTGTTTGAAGCGGCAATACTGCTTTATAAAAACTCTGAATTACCAATAGAGCAAATTTCAGTGGCGTTTGCATATTCGCAAAAAGGTGCAGACTACAGAAAAGAAGCTATAACATTTTATGAAAAAAGCATAAATACTGTACCGGTTTATGTTTTAGACAAATTTGCATCTATCAGTTCTTTTGCTATGTATTTAACGCTTTCCGCTTTGTACGAGCAAGAACACGAATACGACAAAGCTGTTGTGTGGATGAAAAAAGCCCAAAAACGTGCTGAGCCAAATAATGTTTTTTGCGCCCAAAAAATAAAAGAGTTGTCAAAAAAGAAAGCGCCACAACCAAGAAAGAAGAAAATGCCGTCTACTAAAAAGTTGGTTTTTGAAGAAAAAGTAACTTCTGTCGCTCAATACTGTATAGATCACGGATGGCGCAAGTAAAGGGTAAAAACGATGGCAAAAAGAAAAACCGTTAACGTTAATACAGATAAAATTATTTTTTTGGCAGAAGCCAACGAATGGAATAAAGCCGCCTTTGCAAGAAAGGTTGGAAAGCACAGTCGTTGGTTTAGTGAAGTAGCAAGAGGGCGTAATCTTCCTTCACCGGATGAAGCCGCCGCAATATGCCTCCTGCTCCACACTCCCCCGGAAGAAATTTTGTTGACCAAGGGCGAAACGGAAAAAGAAACAGCACAGTACCAGGAAGATATTACCCTGGTGCATGAGCTGATGGAAGAAATGCAGGGCGGAAAAGAAACCATCGGCATTTCTGCCGATGGTTCAAAAGAAGCTGCATCAAACTTTATTAAAGCTACAAATGATCGTGCGGCGTTGTTGGCTCTTATCAACGAAGCCACGAAGAAACTACAGGAGCTGGAGTAATGCCTACACTATATCCTACCGATCCGCAAGACTGGCTGCGAACGGAAGCGGAACGGAAAGACAAGGAACAGGAACGCAAAGAAAAAGCCGACAAGGAACGCCGCGAGAAAACACGGTTTATTATCACAACTGTTCTTTCGGCTGTTGCGGCAATCGCTGCTGTTGCAGGAGTGATAATTCAACTTGCTTGAGCGCGATCAGCGTATCAAGTTTGTCTGTAATCCCCTTTAGGCCAAACACAACATCGTTGATCTGGCCTTTCATGATAATGCTGTTTTCAGCCAGCCTATCAATGTAAATCTCGTAGTCTTTGCTCATAGCACACCTCTTTCTTTTAACGTACTCATAATATCAGCGCATTCCTCATCGGAAAGCTGGTCGATTTTTTTAAGGGCTATTCTCCGCAACGTTTCAATATCACATTGCGCCAATGCATCTGTTTTTATTATACCCCAGGCGTTGGCATTTGTGCAAGAACTCATTTCTTTCCCCTTTCTTAATTTGACATATTATTTTCTCGGTGTACAACTAAGTTAGTACACTTATAGTTACGTACAAGCTGTTTGTTGCCTACAAATGGGCAACAAATTAAAAAATATTTCAGGGGGAAGTGTTTATATGTGGGCCTTTGTTAAATAGCCCCGCTGCTCCCGCAACGGACAGCGGGGCTATTCTCGCCGGTGGCCTCCTGGCTTTCCGGCTGCACGTTCACACTAACAAATCAGGGTTTGGCAGGGCAATACCAAATTCGGATAATTACCGTTTGCGGCAAACCAGAATTGGAATTCTCCTGCCCAAAAAAGGAGTAAAAGGGGAAAATGGTAAAAACGTTGCAGGATTTGTGCAGGGATGCAAAAGACCGGCAGAATTTAACTATACAAGATTTGTCCGACATGACGGACATTTCAGCATCAACCATAAGTAATTTTTTCTCCGCGTCATCAAAGGAGCCGAGCGTGTACAAAATGGGTTTAATTTGTGCCGCGCTTGGAGTTTCAATGGATGAATATTTCGGGATTGAAAAAGAAGTGACAACGGAAGATAAGTTAGCACAAGCCAACGAAAAGCTGGCGCATCAAAAACAGATCCATGATGCCGATGTGCAGATAGCCCATCTTGAGGGCGGCATGGAGCAGATGGCAAAAACCATTAACTACCACCGCAAGAAATCGCGGGACACAAAATTTGCTATTTATGGCCTTACGTTTTTGTGCGCCATATTTATGGCTGTTATCGTGGGATATATCTTTTTTGACTACCGTATCCCCCACCAGGGGCTTATTCAGGGCGGAGAGGCCAGCATATTCGCGTGGATCGTCTTTTTGCTGCTTGCGGTCGGTATTGGCTTTTTTGCCGCTATTTTGATGATGTATTTTCGCTATGCAAAAAAGTATACATTGTCGCCAGATAAGGGAGGAGATGAACAATGAATGTAGTATTGCGGGCAGCATTATACCCGCGTGTGTCCACGGAAGAACAGAAAAAGTTTGGCTTGTCTATTCACGATCAGCAGAACGACCTCGAAGAATACGCCAAAGCCCACAATATGAAGGTGGTAGGCGTTTTCCAGGATGCCGGGTTTTCCGCCAGAAAGAAGATTGAAAAGCGTCCCGCCATGCTTCAACTGCTGGAAGCCGTCAAGCGTGATGAGGTAGACATTATTCTTGTCACAAAGCTGGACCGGTGGTTTCGCAATATCGGCGAGTATTACAAAGTGCAGGAAATCCTTGAAGCCCACAACGTGTCGTGGAAAACGATTTATGAGGACTACGACACGTCTACAGCCGCAGGCCGGTTGAAGATTAACATTATGCTTTCCGTAGCACAGGACGAAGCTGACCGCGCCAGTGAACGCATAAAAAAAGTGCTTGATGCAAAAAAAGATCGAAATGAGGTTTGCACCGGTCATCTGCCGAAAGGCTACAAAATTGAAGGGAAATTTGCTGTTATAGACAAAGAGGCAGAACCGATTATACGGAGATACTTCTCTACATTTTTGGAAACCGGCTCCATAACAAAAGCGATGGACGCAGTACCGGAATTAAAGCTTAAATACCAAACAGCCAGCCAAATGTTGGACAACACAGGATACACGGGAGACTGGCACGGGATAAAATTACCCCCGTATTTAACACCGCAGGAATTTCAGCGTGTGCAAGACTTACGCACGAGGGTGACGCGAAAATCCCCTTACAATCGAACGTATATTTTCTCGGGGCTAATAGTCTGCGGGGAATGCGGACGCAGAATGACAGGGCATCCGTCTCCACGCCCAAGCGGGGCGTGCTCTTACTCTTACTATTGTCAAGGGTCTGCCCAGAGAAAAGGATGCAACAACGGTAATTTTACTGTCGAATGGAAAATCGAAGATTATCTTCTGTCGACAATAGACGAGCAGATACAGATCAAATTGCAAGCCAAGCCGCGGCAAGAACCCAAAGCAAACAAAGATGTGCAATTAAAGGCTTTACAAAAAAAACTATCCAAGTTGTCAGAGTTATATATAGACGACATGATTTCAAAGGCGGACTACTCAAAAAAGTATGCAGAACTGACAGCACAAATGGATGAGATTACACAAGTAAAATCACAAAGCCGCGCACCAGAAGAAATTGCAACCTTATTTTCCGCAGGATGGCAAGAAATATACAAACAACTTACCCGAGAAAACAAACAGGCTTTCTGGAAACTAAAAATAAAAGAAATCCGGCTATACAAAGACCGCCGGATTGAATTTGATTTTCTGTAAGTACTTAGTTTATATAACCCGTTAGGTTACACAAAACTAAGTACACAAGAGTATCCCCCGCCAAAACAGGCGGGGGATATTTTATCCTCGCATCTTTCGCATCACGTTATCATACATTCGCGCGTTGGTCACTTTCAGCGCATCCATCAACTCGTCCACTATGGCCCACGCCTGTTCCGGCGCGCGGGATGATACCGCTTGCATAAAGTCACTGTCACCGTCTACCACATCAGGAGCCGGTGCGCTGGAATACATAGCCACCGGTGCAGGGTTTCTCTGCCCTTCGTGCTGGTTTTGTATAATGTACAGCGCAGCCAACTTCTCGTAGTTCGGCCAGCTTGACTGTTCCGTTTCCAGTCTGGCTATCCAGGCTTTAAGTTCCTTTTCGTCGATCAAGGGGAATTACCCCCTTTCAGCCCTCCACGGCATCCATACACCGCTGAATGGCGTTGCGGATGGTATCATCATCCGCATTGTCCAGCATCTCTTGCAGCTGGCGCTTCATGTCATCTTTTGCGCCGTCGCGGCTATAATGGCCGCGCACATAATGGGTGCCACGTCGTGCGTAGGAGCTGCCGCCGCCGTAGCTGTCGCGGGAATACCTGCGCTGGGAATAGTCGCCGTCGCGGGAGTAACGCCGCTGGGAATAATCGCCGTCACGGCTGTACCCTTCATCTTCCATCAGATCGATCTTGTCGATGTTCTTGATGGTGCTTACCAGCTTATGCGCGATGTCCAGATCCCCGGCGCCCAGCTCTCCTTTGTGGGCGATTTCGTCAAGCTCCTTGCAAAGCATATCGCGCAAATCGTACATTGCTTTCATACTCATAGTTTACTCCTTTCAGCTTACGCGGTCAACGGTCAAGTTGGAGTTAGCGAAATTGATTGCCTGTGTGCTGGTGTTCTCCATAGCCACAGTCAGGCAACAGCCCTTCGGCACCTCCACAATGGCGCTGACATAAATGTTGAAATAGTTTTCCACTGCGGCGGGGGTAACGGTCGCCACGGCACTGGTCAGCGGTTCCCCGTTGATAGCCAGCGCGGCGGTAATAGCTTCCACCGTGCCGCCGGTAGGGATAGCGATGTTGCCGCCAAACGCCACGCGAAAACGTGCCTTGCACTGGTTTGTCAACCCGCGCAAAGTTACGATACCTGCTCCGGCTCGATGCACGATGCACGGCTTGTTGTTGACCGCAGTTTCCGTAAGGGGAACGTTCTGCCCAGCAGCAACGGTCTGAATTGCCGCAGAAGTAAATTCTGCCATTAAAATCATTCCTTTCTCAGTTAAAATAAGCGGCGGAGCTATTGCCCCGCCGCGTTGGTGTTAGTATCAGCACGGGGCTGAACAGTTCGGAAATTCCGAACAGCTGGTGCTATGCAGTTGTCAGCAGCCGCAGCAGCCGGTATAACTGCCGCTTGCCCACGGGTTGCAGGACGGGTAACTGGGAATGGGCGTGGGCCGCAGCTGGGAGATCAGGTAGTTGTTCTGCGCAGCCTGAGATGCGGCAAGGCGCAGTTCCTGATTGGCGCTCTGAAGATCCTGCAGCTTGCTCTGCGTCAGGAAGTCCAAAATCGCACGGGAATTGGCGTTCGCGTTCTCCACGATGTCCCGGGCCGCCGTCTGCACGGTGTTGCGGGTGTCGCATGCCTGCGTCGCCATATCGTACCGCACCTGGGCTGTATCAGCCCGCTGGTCACAGCAGCACTGCTGCGCCTGCATCTGCATGGCGGTGAGCTGCTGCATCAGCGCCGCCTGCTGGTTGCTACGGGAAAGCTCGGCCTGTGCAAAGCCGTTTGCCATCGCCATGTTGGTGCCGTTGACAAGCTGCGCCTGCTGGTAAAATCCGTCGCAAAGGCCCTGATTTACGCTGTCGATCTTGCGCTCGACATTGGCAAAATCAGAGGTCAGAACATAACCGTCCATCACGCCGTTGCCGCCGCCACCGAAGCCAAAGCCGTTACCCCAGCCGCCGAACGCAGCGAAAATGAGGAACAGCACGATCCACCACGCGCCATCACCGCCCCAGCCGAAGCCGTTACCGTTACCGGTGTTGGCAGGAGCCACAGGCATAGTCATCATGGGGGTGCCATCGGAAAGAGACATAGTATCACTCCTTTTGAAAATTTTTTATATCAAACCGTGGCCACGATTTTGATTTACTTGAAAAGACCCTGAAATTGGGTTGCCATTGACTGTATCTTGTTCAGTTGGTCTTGTGAGATCCTGCCGCTTTGCAGCATCTTCTCTACTTCCGCTTTTGGGTCGCCTTTAAAACTTGCCTTGAACTGCTTGAACTGCTGTAAAAGCTGAGGAAAGCCGCTCATCGGCCCCGGCATCTGTCCGCCACCTAACGCATTGAAAAACGGATTGTTACTCATCGTCATCTTCCTCCTCCACCTTGCGCTTCTTCTTGCCCTTTATTTCGCCCACAAGCGCCGCCAGCGCGTCGAACTCCTTACGGGTCACATATTCCGTGGAGGGAGCTTTCTGCGCGTCAGGAGCACTTGCAAGGCGTTCCACAAGGTCATACGTCTTGAGCGTCGGCTTGCCGCTTGCATCGGCCTGTTTAAGGTACACCACAGGAGCCGTGCTGTCCCACAGCGCAATGGCGGAGTTGGGAGCAATCAGCCAATTCTCCGCCTCCGGCCTACCAGCTACCCACTGTACGCCGCCCTGCGCCACCGGGTTTTGCATGGGTGGAATTTGCGGTATCTGTGGCGGCATGGTCTGCATCTGCTGCTGCCGAAGCTGGGCAAGGTTGTCCTGCATTGTCTGCGGGTAATAAGGGTTGAAATACGGGTTAAATGCCATAGTTACGCCTCACTTTCTTTTTGCCAGTAATACAAAACAATTTCGTTTTCGCTGTTCCAGCTGTCGTAAATTACGCCGTCCTGAACACACACGACGTGCCCGGATAGCGCAAGGATAAACGTCCCCTCCGGGTGTTCATCGGCGAACCTACCGACTGTGTAGCAATCCGGGCAAGTATCCGGCACCATGTACCGCCTGTAGCCTATCCGCCGAAGATACGCACCCCACACAGCGTTTGCGGATGGCATATCACCTTCCAGATACCCCTCTATTGCCATAGCAAGGTACGTTTCGCCCCACTCTTTCCCGGTGGCTTTTGAAATAGCCCGAACGGTGCAGTCTCCCACATTTTTCCCGTGTGGGTTTTCGTTGAAGTAGCTATACATGAGCTGCCACCAGCTCTATCACCCGCACATAGGCTTTTAGCCCCGGGAGGTCATCCTGATACGCCCAAATGATGTCCTCCGCCATCTGCTGGGTAAATCCCAACGACACCAACTTTTCGACCATGCAAGCACCTCCGTTTCTTGCAATAAGCGTAACAAAAAACTGCCCCCGCAAAGGGGCAGTTAAAGGTCAGAAAAAGGCCGTTAATTTGCGAAATATTTACTTGTACAATACCGCAGAAACGATGTATAATAAAATCAGCCGCCCCGGAATACTCCCGGCGGGCATCTTTCCCTTTTTATACGCCCGGTTCACCCCCCCTACCGGGCGCAAACAAAGAAGCCGCACCTTTTCAGGTGCGGCTTCTTTCTTCGTCTGCAAATTTCTGATACGCTCTCCTGCGGCACCGCTTTACCGTTTCCGGTGACACGTTTAGCAGTAACGCCGTTTCACAATAGCTTTTCCGCTTCACGTCACATTCAATAACGCACACTGCTTCGTCAGGCGGTAGCTGGGCGCTCATAACATACGCAATAGCCCGCTTTGGTGCCATGCTCTGCAATCTGCGCCGTATCTGCTTGTGGTAGCTGTCCATAACACGGTTTTAGCCGTGAGCTTGCGGGACTTTACGCCGGGGAAAGAGGCGGCTTGTCGTAGCTCTTTCCCGCCCAGCAGATTTATTTTACTTCACGATCTCCCACGTGCCGCTTTTCCCGTCCGCGCTCCGCGTCACCTTCACGGTGTACGTTTCGGTCACGGTCGGCTGTTCCGGTGTCTCCGGCTGTTCCGGCTCCTGCGGCTTCTCCGGCTCCACATATTCCAGCCCGCAGAACTCGCACAGCGCCTTGCAGTCCGCCACAGCGCAATCCTCCATGTGCTCGTGGAACCACGCCGCGTCCTCCGGGTTGTCGTGGTACACGTGCTCCTGGTACACGGCGTAGGCGTTCGTGTCGTCCAGCTCGTGCAGGTCGCTCCGCGTCGCCGTCCGGCAGCCGTGGGGGTAGGTGGCCTTGCGGTACTTCACCATCAGCTCTGCCAGTTTCTTCCCGTTGGCGCTGCTGGGGTGGTACATGGACAAAAAGCCCTTTACCGTGCCGTGCCCGGTGGGGCCGTTGGTGCTGCCGTTGGTGTGGGACACATAGTGCACCTTTGCGCCCCACTGATTGCTCTCCTTGATGGCGCGGTACATATAGTCCGGGCCGTACTCGTCGCTCATGGGCGTCCGGCGTGGGCCGCGCATGATGTCAAAGCCGCAGCGTTCCAGCATGGGCTGCAAAATGTCCAGAAACTCGTTGTTCTCCAGCGTCTCATAGCACTGCTGGCCATCGGGACGCTTATAGCAGCACTGGTTGGCCATGTGGTACGCCGGGGACAGATAGATCTTCGGCTTCTCCGCAGGCGCGTCCTCGTCGCTCTCCTGATAATCCGGGTAGCCGAAGGTGTACGAGGACTTTACGCTGGCGTACTCCTTCTCGTACACGCCGCCGCCGTTGCTCACCACGCCGCTCTGTGGGCTGGTGTTGCCCTCAATGGTGCGGAAGCCCTTGCCCACGATCTCCGTCACGATGCCCGTGTGGTCATCGCCGAAGAATACCTGTGCGCCCACCTTCGGCGTAGTGCCCAGCTGCCCCGCAGCCTTGAAGTACCGCTTCAGGTAGTACACGCCCGCGCCCAGACTGTCGTCCGGCAGGTTCTGCAGCCGCTTCGCCTCTGCTACGCCGAACGCCTGCACGTTCACCCACGCCACGAACGTGGTGCACCACGGGTACCCCTGCTTTTTCCCGTTGTAGAAATGGGGGATGGCGTCAATGTCCCGTGCGTACTTCGTAAAGTTCTTGTCCCCTGCGTTAGCGGTCTTGCTGTCCAGCTGCGCGTTGGACGCTTTCTCAAGATAGCCCAGCTCCTCCCGGGCTATCTTGATGACTTTACTGCCGCCGTTCATGCTGCTTCCCCCAGATCCTTCTCCTTTTTATAGCTGGCGCTGGAAATGCCCAGCACAGCACCGAGGAAAACGGTGATGCAGGAGATGGTGCTCACGATCTGCTCCGCATAGGGCCAGCCCCAGATACCTGCCAGACCGGAGTACAGCGCCGCAATAGCGGGCAGCACGATGATAACGCACCACTTGATGATGTCATACATACGATTGCTCAGCTTCATAATTCGTCCTTTCCGGCTTTACGCCTCTCGCTTGATGGGCAGCTTCCTTACTTCCTCCATGACCCGTTTTGCGCTGCCGTTGCCGCCCATCTTTTCATACGGCTGGTACAGATAGTCATTGAGGTTTTCGTACTCGTCCTGCGTGATATACCCTCGTGTCACGTACACCATGCCCAGATGGATAATGCGGTCATGCGCCAGACCCACCAGCATCTTCCGCTCTGCGTTGTTCTTGTCCGCACGCTTCGATACCAGTGCCCACAAACCGCTGCTTGTCAGCACCGCTACTGCCAGCGGTACGGCGATCTGCTGTACCCACGGTTCCATTCGCCGCGTTCTCCTCTCAAATTATTTTTGCCCCTCGACACCCTTCGACCGTTTCTGACACGCCTCCTGTGCTATCCTGCTTGCAGAAAGGAGGTGTTCCCATGCCCGAGTATTTCACCCTGTTTAATGCCGTCACCGACGCCATTGCCCAGCTTGAAAAGGCCGTTGCCGCACTCAAACAGGCACAGCTCGATGCCGAGGAAGCATACATCCAGCGGGGGGAGTAATTCTCCCCGCCCTTTATTCTGCGTACACGCTCTCGATCAGCGCACACAGCTCCGTGTACTGCTCGTCCGTGATGCGCCCCACGGCGTAAAACACGTCGCACTTCTGCTGCGCCTCCTCACGGGTCTTGTAGAACCGCTTGTTGATGAGCTTCGTCATAATGTTGTACATAGTCGTTCTCCTTTCAGTTTGTCGTTACGCTTCCTTGTGTAGCCGGATGCACACGATGCCAGAGCCGCCAGCAGCGCCTACACCACGTTCTAAAGAAGAGGAAGTTGTTTTTCCCGCTCCACCTCCACCTCCTCCCCCAGTATTAGGTGTTCCAGCAGTAGCATTGGTACTGTATCCTGCACCATTACCTCCACCGCCTCCGCCACCTTTACCTCCATTGTGAGAGCCTACAACAGTGTAGTTAGAAGGGCCACCACCGCCGCCACCAGCATAAAGTTTCCCGGTTGCCTCCCCAAACTCCCGTGTAGTAGTGCCTTGGCCAGTTCCTGCATAACCTGCGGCGCCATAATAGCCCCCGTTTCCACCATCCACACCTCCAGCAAGTCCACCTTGGTTTGAAGCAGTCCGGGCGCCGCCTTGGCCCCCACCCGAACCCCCATCCCCGCCAACGTTCCTGTTGGTGGTCCTTGGTGCTCCACCACTAACCGAAGAACCAAACGCAGAAGTAGTCCCGCCAGCGTTGCCAAAAGACAGGTTGCTTGTCTGCTCAGCCCCACCACTGCCGATAATTACCTGATATCCCTGCCTTGCTCTTGGAATAATATTTAGGAGCGTTTTAGTATAACCACCAGCCCCACCACCAGCTCCATCCGCGTCACTATCAGGCTGTGTAGTTCGCCCGCTATTTCCACTGCTACCGCCACCTACCATGAATACATCAATAGGCGTTTCCTTCTTGAACGTAAGCACACCGCTTGTCAGAAATTCCACAACGCCGTCCTCAAGGCGTTCGTTGTACTGCCCCGTATAGGTAAAATCTAACCGGTCAACAGTACCCCCCCCCCGCAATTAACGCTTTACCGATAATCATGCTCATCCGATAACCTCCATATCCGCCTGATAGATGGTTTCCACAGCCTCGCCCAGCTGCTGCGTCAGGCTGTCTATCTCGTTGTTGGCCTCCTCCAGTGCCGTCAGCACCTCTTTGCCGTCACGGTAGAACTTGCCCTCCGTGTACGTGTCGCCCATGCCCACCGGCCTGTCACCGGTGTACACGGCGGAGGGGAAGAACTGCTCGTTCCGCTTGTCCATTTCGATGATGTTTGTAACAACACCATTTTCAACCAATGCGTATCTCATACGAATTTACCTCCTTACAGTACCGTGGGACGGAAGCATACAATTCCGGAACCGCCCTTGGCCCCAGCAGTAGGAACAGAAGCGGACCCACCGCCACCGCCGCCACCGCCAGTGTTTGGAGTACCAGCTTTAGCAGAAACTTTTTCTTCAGGGTCGCTGCCCATGCCACCAGTCATATAAGCTCCATCTCCGCCACCACCTTCACCACCGGCAACACTGTTTCTCGAACTATATGCATAAGCACCTCCAGAACCCCCACCTCCAGCATAGAGTTTACCAGTAGCTTCACCAAACTCTCTTGTGGTAGTACCTTGGCCAGAACCGCCGGGATAACCGCTTATACGAGTTGCACCATTACCGCCGTCAGAACCACCCCTGCCCCCGCCGCTACTATGACTCTGACTACCGGCTCCCGCACCGCCGGAACCTCCATCACCACCTTTAGCATTTCCGGCCGAACCACCGTTTACAGAGTACGTGCCGAAAGATGTAGCCCCACCAGCAGTCCCCACAGCCCCGCCGTTACCAATAGTAACAGTAATGTCTTCACCAACAGGGGGTTCATACTCCATGACGGTCCTTGTGTAACCGCCACCGCCACCAGTACCGGAATTCGCTCCTGAAGAGTAGCTGGAGCTACCAGCGGTTCCTCCAGCACCCCCTCCTACAAGGAAAATGTCGAGTTTAGTTTTCTTGTAGAACCGGATTGTGCCGGAACTGAGCAACTCTATAACTCCATCTTCACGCTCTTGATAGTTACCGTTGAAATAAAAATCCGGCTTGCTCTTTCCCCCGCCCGGGCAAACCGCTCTGCCTGTAATTGCCATATAAACCTCCGTTCCCGACCTCCGAAACGGAGGCCGTGTTTAATCTGTACTTACTCTGATGCACACAACGCCGGAACCACCGGTACCAGAGTAGCTGATTGAGGTTCCCAGTCCACCACCGCCGCCACCGCCAGTGTTTGCTGTCCCCGCATCTGCTTTTACTGAACCGGCTACACCAGCGCAAGCACCGGCACCACCGCCGCCCTCGCCGCCAGCAACCCGTTGCGTAGACCAAATACCGCCACCGCCACCGCCGGCGTACAGTTTACCGGTACTTTCTCCGAACTCCCTTGTGGTCGTTCCCTGTCCAGTACCGCCTGTTGCATACTGGCTCTCCGAGTTTCCACCCGCTTCGCCATTGCTGCCGCCGACACCGGAAGTTGTTTTTCCTCCCGCGCCGCCGCCGGAACCGCCGTTACCTCCTCTGGTACCATAATCTGAGCTTTCAGAGTTTTTTCCGCCGTCACCGCCATTTGCCGAGACAATTTCGCCAAACGAAGATGCGCTTCCAGCTCCTGATCTGTAGCCCCCCCCTGTGACCGCGCCGCCTGCGCCTATCGTCACCGTATAGGTACCCGATACCGTCTGCCGCTTTGCCGTCTTGGTAAATCCACCACCGCCGCCACCACAACCAACGGATACGTTGTAATAATTCGTGCCTCCAGCGCCGCCGCCGCCAACGCAGAAAATGTCTATTCTCTGCGTTTTCGGAAACGTGATGGTGCCCGAGCTTCGCAGCTCCACAACGCCATCTTCACGTTCCGTGTAGTCGCCCGTATAGGTGAACTCTAACCCTTTACCAGTACCCCCCCCGCTATTTGCGATTTACCGATAATAACCATCGTTAAACTACCTCCTTCACGTCGTACACCGTCACCTGAACGATCAGGTCAGCGGTGGGCTTTTCTCCCACAGCGTAGGCGGTGAATGTCCCGTTGTTGTTGGCGATGTAGATAGCGTTGGTGCCGTCGTCCAGCATCTGCTGTATCGCCGTCGCGTCTGCTTGAATGTCCGCCTGACTGGTGGCCGTTCCGCCTGTGATGGTCACGCCCTGGGTGTAGGGGCTTGCGCTCCCTGCCCAGCTTGCCGCCGCCAGCGTCAGCGATAGCTTCTTGTCCGTTGCCTTGCCCGCCACGGCGTTAATGGCCTGAGAGGGCGTAGCCGTTGCCGGGTCAAGCCCAAGCGTTTCCGCCACCTCGTCCGTCAGCAGCGTGGACTTGTTCAGCGGTGTGCCCTCCGTGGTGGGGTTGTCCTGCCGGGTCATGTCGTACACGTTGTCCTGCCCGGAAACAGGCGTGAGCTTGACGCGGCCAGGATAAAGGGAAATTCTGTCCTGCATATCTGCTCCTTTCCAAAAAAGATGGAGCCGACTACGTTCCCATAGTCGGCTCCTATTGCCCTTTCCCGCGCCCCGATTGGCCGGGAGTAACGTTTATTATTTGATTTCGTTGGAGTACAAGTCTCCCGAGTAAAACCACGACTTGGCTATGTTCTGAACAAGCTTGTCTACCAGTATGAGGATGCTTTCAATGTCGTTGGCCTTTCGATAGTCCAGCGGCATTGTCGGCACCTCCGGGGCATCGGCTGGCACAGGCAGCGCACTGCGTATTTCTGCAATGTCCGCGAGGTACTGGTCAATGTCCGCCTGCGTGGGAATGTCCGTTTCCGTCCACCCTTGCTTTGCCGTAACCGTCACGCTGTACCCGCTGGCCGCTAACTCCTCCGCCACATACAGCACAGCTCCCGCAACGCGGTTCAGGTCAGTGTAGTTGTACGATCCCTTGTTGTCGCTTAGAAGAAGCACGTCCGCCGGGGTACCGCGCCCAGCCTCTATTCGACTGAGCGCGGCTATCACGCCATCCACGTCTGCTTGCGTTCTGTCCGTAATAAGGGACAGCATACCGTAGTTAAGGGTAAACTGGTAACTGGCGCTTGTGCCCGCCGCGTTGATAGCCGTCAAAGATACGGCGTACTTTTCATCCGAAGCACGGTCTACCGTGGCTTTCCACGCTTCGCCGTCCAGCGTCCACACGTAATCCTTGCCGTTGACCGAACCAGACACGTAGACGATGGCGGCGGGGAGCGATACGCGAATATCTCTGCTCAAGCTATCACCTCTCACTCAATGGTAACACTAATGACCATCGTCTTACCGGTGTCGACCGGGTTAGGCGTAATGGTCGCCGCTTTGATCTTCGGCACAGACGTGTCCAGCGTGACTGTCCGGATGACGGAGCTTTCCTTCCCTGCCGCGTCTTTTGCCTTGACGATGATGGTGTTGCTGCCCTCTTTCAGCGTAACCACTTTGGAGAAGGTGCCGCCGGTGCCCACAGGGATTGTCCCCTGATCCGTTCCGTTCAGGGAGATGGTAATGACCACGGGAGAGGACGTTGCATCGTTGGTAGTACCGGCCACAGTGACAGAAGAAGCCGCCGTAATAAGGCCGTCCGCAGGAGATGTTACGTTCAGCGTCGGAGGAACAGTATCCACGGTGTAGGTCGTGGACTTTTCCGTAGCCGCGTTGCCGTCGTGGTCTTTGCAGTTGATGGTCACGGTGTGGCTGCCGTCGCTCAGTGCCGCAGACGGCGTGTAGGTCCCGCTGTAGCCATTGGTAATAGCCGTGTGCGTGATGTTCGCCGCCGCTACAGCCGTGCCGTCCTGCTTGACTACCAAGGTGCTGATGTCCACGCCGGAACCGCCGGTTTCATCCGTGATGTTGAATACCACCGGCTGTTTGCTGTTCGCCACATACGCGCCAGACGTGGGGGACACGATGGTGATAACAGGTGCCACAGTCTCCTTTACCACCAGCTTCAGGCCGTCTACGGTAGATGCGTCCGCGCTGCCCTTTGTGCCCGCTTCGTTTGTTGCTTCGACGGATACGTTGTAATAGCCGCCTGCCAGATTGTACGATGTTTTCCCCGGAGCGGTAATGGTCGCTTCCCATTTGCCGCTTGCGGAGTTCAGCGTCAGGTCGTATGTCTGGCCGTTGATTGTCGCTTTTACTGTCTTGATTGCCATTTATACCTCCCCGGCGTAAATATCGCCGCAAAAGAAATGATATGGTTGTGGTACACGCGGGTACGGCGTATGGGAGCTTTCGCCAGCATATAGATCGCCGCTGTAGTAGTAGCTGGGGTACACGATGACGGTTTCCTCTATTACCGTTACCTGTAGCTTTACCTTGCCGCTGATGGTCGCCGGGTTCGGCAGCAGTACAGCCGCCGCTATCTTCGGCACCTGTGCTGTATATTCCGCCATCGGTTACACCTCCCCGGAGAACAGGTCGTTGCTGTAATAGAAGTACGGGCTGATGATCCACGCGCCTGTGACTTCCGCGTTGTACACCACCGTGTTGGACAGTTTTATCTCCATCTTGTGAAGATTGCCTGTGGTCAGCAGGCCCCACGGCGTGTAAATGCTTACGCAGTCGCCCAGCTTCTCGCCACCGTATACGACAGTCGCCGTGTTCGTGTCACGCAGCGAATAATACTTGTACAGCCGGTCCGCCACTGCCTGTGCAATCTCATCAGATACAAGAGTTGCCGCCGTGACTTCCTTTACGTTCTCACGGTCGGATGCGGTCACGTTGGGGTTGATGGCACTGTACACCGTCCGGGTGTCTTTGTACTTGACCCCATTGATGGTCACGTTGCCGTTGCTGGCTTCTACATAGCTATGCGCCGTCACGTTTACCTTTGTGACCACCGCGCCGGTTGCAACGGAAGATCCGACGAACGTCCGCCCGCGTGGAATAAGAATAGGCTTTGTGGGCTGGTTGAATACCCGAAGCTTGTTCCCGCCGTCTGTTGCCAGACACACGCCCCATGCAAATATGACCTGCTGGATGGCGCTGCGGTTGGTGCCCTTAACGATAACGCCTTTCAGCGTTGTGTCCTCCACATCGCTCGCATACTCCACCTCAAAGGGCTTTGCAAGCGTTTCTAATAGCGTTTTTGCGCTCACTCCATCAAGGTATGCGCCTCCGCTGAACGGCGTGTATTCAAGCACTCCAAGCGCGTCCTGGCACTCTATCACATACACGTTTGCGGACGTGCGTGACGAGTTGTTAATGTAGTATGTCCCCAGATGCCGGTTGTCGTTCCACACCTCCACCGGCTGTTTCAGCTGGAACAGGTAATCCACATCTTTCAGGCTGTCAAGCGTCCAGTTTAGCGTGGATACTGGCAGCTCTACGGCGGCTTCGTTCGCCTGGTTTACGATGGCTGCGTTGCGTATTTCGTTCATCCCGAATTTACGCACCACGCCCAGCACGATCTCATTAACACGCGCCCGCCGATGGGGGACTACTGTCTTTTTCAGCGTGACCTCCACCTTGTCAAAGCTCTCTACCCGACAATCGCAGAAATACACCGCGTTGTCAGGCTGGAACGACTGCGCCCGCCGCAGCACCGCGCCCTGATACCACGAGATTTCTACCTCGCTGCAATACTCTCCTGTGTCTTCGTCAAAAGTAAGCTGAATGCCCATGCTGGAATACTGCTGTGTAAACGTCATGGTGATTTTGGGCGGGTTGGTAAACTCTCCGCTGTCTCCGGAAACCTCCGTAGACCAAAAGCCTACCTTGTCCTCCGCGTACACGCCATCAAAGGTGCCGTCCAGCACCCAGCGGCTCCGTTCCAGCGTAATAAGCTTACCCGGAGCCGCTCCGTGCGGAATTTGGGTGAGGTCTCCTGTGCCGCCGGTGGCGACCACAGTTGCGTCATCCGCTGCGCCGGGGGCTATGTCCTTGTACAGAATAGTCGTTTTCGACATAGGACACCTCTCAGGGGCGGAGCTGCGCGTCCATCGGGACAAAGTTCACCTCGATCTCGCCCCAATAGTTCACGCCCCCATCGCCCTTCTCCAAGTCCTGCGACGCGCTGGTGTAATACGCTTCATAAGCGATGGTAGTCTGGCCGTCTGCCGCTTCCAGCATAACGGAGTCATCCACGCTGTGTTTGTACAGGTAGTCCCAGAAATCGTCAAGTCCCTTGTAGTTGTCGCCGCGCCGAAAAACCGTCAGCTTGTGGCCAAGGTATGTCCCGATGATGTCACGCACCATGCGGCCCGTCATTACGCGCCCTGCGTTTTCGCCGTCCAGCACGTTAAAGTTTCGATTGTACTTGGAGATCGCCACGTCAGCGTCAAAGGAAATGCCGTTCAGTTTGATGTAGTTCATCCCTGCACCTCCGACAGATTTACGCCGATGCGCGTACCCTCCGCCTTGTTCAGCCGGTACACGACCTTTCCCAGCACGTCCTTGTCCAGCACCAACACGGCTTCATTGCTGCCGCCGTAGCCGCTTTCCGCAAGGGCCTGTTTGAACGCCTGCACCATCGTGGCCAGCGGTGTCTCAATGTTCGTTCCGGACTTCTGATCACCCAGCACTGCCATAAACTCCCGGTTCGGAGGAATGACCGCGCCCTGTGCCAAACGCGGGATTTTAAGCTCGTTTACATGGGAAATATTGATGCCGAAAGATTTACCGCCGATACCCGGCACCCAATCCGGTATCTCAAAGTGTATCTTGTTCAGCTGGTCAATAAGCCAGTTGATACCCTTGATGATGAGGTTTACAGCCGCCTCAAAGACACCTACGATGGTATTCCAGATGCCCCGGAAAATTTCTTTGATACCTTCCCACGCTTTTTTCCAGTCCAGCGTAAACACGCCGGTCAGGAATTCAATAAGGCCACTGAAAATCTGTTTCATGCCCTCGACTACGTCATTGACGTAAGTTTTCGCCAGCTCTATCAATTCATGGAACCTACCGTTTGTGCTTTCGTCAAGCCAGTCAAGCAAACTTGTCAGCCCCAGTTTGAACCAGTCAAAAATGCCCAGCACAAATGTCTTTACGCCGGTAAGCATTTGGATAACCGACTGTTTCATTTTCTCCAAGTCAAACGTAAGAATGCCGGAAATAAGGCCCAACGCTCCCTGCACAATGTCCTTAATACCAGTCAACATATCTCCTACCGGAGTACCGGCAAGACCGCACTTTTCTATGATGGTGTCTATGATCGCTCCAAAGATATACCCCACAAAGTCCAGCAAATCGGCCAGCAAAATACGGGCGTGGTTTACAAAGTTGATGATGTTGTCCAGCGCCGCGCCCCAATCACCGGAGAATACGTTGCCGATAAACCCGGTGACATCCTTAAACAGGTTTACAATGTCCTGCCCGATCTTCTTGAGCTTGTCCGCGATTTTATCAAGAAATGCGAAATTTGCCGCCGTGCTGAAATCAGGTAGAATAATACCGGACCCGCCGCCGCTTTCACCGCTTAACTTATTGATCTCATCAAACGACGCAAGCTGTTTACTTGCAGACTTTGCCGCTCCGCCAACGCCTTTATATGCGTTCTTCTGGTCGTTCAGGGACTTTGCCGCATTGGCGCTTTCTTTTGCCGTTGTTCCAAATAGGGCAGATACAATATTCGCAATAAACGAAACCACCGTAGCCAGTACCTTAACCAGCGCAGTAAACGCCGGAATGATGATCTGCACAAGCGGCTGTGCCAGCGTCAGTAGCGCACCCTTGAGCTGCGCAATAGCGTCCCGTGCTTCGCCGTTTACGGCCACCACGTCCGCCAGCCAATCCCGGAGGGCCGCCAACGCACGGGCAATGATGGTAAACACCAGCGCCCGCTTTGCCAGCATTTTTACGCGCTTTGTGAATGCCTCCATGCCCTGGGATGCTTTGTCTAAACCTTCTTGTATCTTTCCTGCGTTCTTGCCGGTATTGCCAAGCTGCTTACCTAACTCACCAGCCTTTGCTTTCATTCTGTCAAGCTCCGATTCGCCCTCGCGGATAGCGGCGTTCTGCTTGTCCAGTTTGTCATTCATGGCGTTCCATTCTTTTTCCATAGACGCTACAGCGGCCTCCTGCTGTTTGATAGCGTCGCTGGTAAAGAACTCGCCGCCGCCCTTCATCTGCGCCAGTTTTGCCTTTGCTTCGTCAAGCTGTGCGCCCAAATTGTTGGCCTGATTAAACAAAGTATCTCGCGCGGATTTCTTGTTGGTGAGCTTTTCCTGCAGCGCTTCTATTTTCTTTTCCAGCGCATTGAGTTCTTTCTGCGCCTGCTTATCGTCAATATCGGCCTTGATGATAACGGAACCGTCCGCGTTTGCCATACAATCACCTACTTGCTTTTATGGTATTTGTGTGGTATTATAAACAAACCACAAAAAATTTCTTGGAGGGTGGAAGAAAATGGATAAAATGACTAAGTGTAAGACCTGTGGCGCAGATATTGCAAAATCCGCGAAAGTATGTCCCGCTTGTGGAGCCAAACAGAAAAAGCCGGTCGTGCTGATCGTTATAGCTGTGTTTATTGCTATCGGCATTATTGGCACTGCGCTTGGCGGGAATTCTCCAGAAAAGGTGGGGGATACAGACGCAAAAGGCGGAAACGGATCAACTGCTCCGCAGAAAACAGAATTTGCAGTTGGTGACGTTGTCTCCCTTAAAGACATTGAAGTCACATTTGTGTCTTGCACCCAATCAAGCGGAGAAGGTTTTTACACACCAGACAGCGGCAACGTGTTTCTATTTTGCGAATTTTCCATTGAAAACAAATCCAGCAAAGATATTTCCATAAGCTCTATAATGTCTTTTGAAGCGTATGTCGATGACTACTCCACAAACATGAGCATGACCGGAACGTTGGCCGCAGATAAAGGTCAGCTGGACGGCACCGTTGCATCAGGGAAAAAGATGTCCGGCGTAATAGGTTACGAAGTTCCCGCCGATTGGAAAACACTCGAAATCAGGTTTACACCTGATTTTTGGTCTGGCAACGACATTACATTTATTGCAAATCACTGACATTCGCGCAGCCGCCCTCCGGGGCGGCTTTTTTACGTCCAGCCCTTAATGATTTCTTCCTCAGTTTCCGAGTACCGCCGCTTGATGTCGATAGCGTCGCGGTTTCTGCGGTAAAACTCCCTGTCGGTTTTGTCTTTTAGCTTGCCTTTTGCTTTCAGATCGCGTATACGCACGATCTGCGCGAAGTAGCAATCCCCGATTTCCCCGTAGTACGAAAGAAACGTCCACCAATGTAGATACGGCAGCGCCCGAACCTCTTGCCCCGCTATGCGGTTGATTGGAGCGACAAGCAGGCGGAAGTCCTGTTCCCAATCCATCAACTTGGTTGATTTTTTTTGCGCTTCTTCATTCCCTCCGTTGATAAACCAAAAGCACTGTTTTATCGCTTCTTCCATATGCTCCCAAGGCATAGTGAAAAAACCGGGGTAAAACATTCCCAACACGCCGATGCACTTTTCTTCGCTCGTTAGTTCAACAGCAGACAGCACCGAGAATATGTCCAGTATCACGCGAAAGTCCGTTTCTATTGGGTATTCCGTTCCACACACCTCAAGGCTCGTCGGAAGGTCGTACATCATCTGTGGTACTTGGCCGTATACTTTGCAAGCTTCTCGCTGTGAAACGCCTTTTCACGCTTAATTCCCTCGTCCAGCTCGTCCATGATGGCAACCATAAGGTTCATCCACAACGGCGCACCGTCTGCGATGGCATACACGCTGACATTGCCAAACAGTGCTTCACACACCGGTTGCTCAAACACCCCGTCAATGGTCTCGCGCATTTCGGCGTCCATATTTCGGAGCCAGTCAAACATTTCGCGGGCGCTCATTTTTTCTACGTTATCGTCCCGCGCATCCTGCTTCTTTTTCAGCGCGTCAAACGCTGTGTAAAGCTTGTCAGCAAACGCCGGATCGCTGGGATTAAAATACACCGTGCATTTGTCATTCAGGTGGTATTCCTGTACGCCGGTGGTGATTGTCAATTCCTTCATGTGTTCCCTCCAAAACAGGGGCGGTTGCCCGCCCCTTTATTTAGGCCGCAGTAAACTCAATAGCGCCGCCGCTGCCCTTCTTCACAGTGCCCACAGTGCGGGTGCCGCCGTAGGTGATCTCGCTGGTGATATTCAGAGTGCCGCCGCCCTCGCCGCCGATGCCGGTGATGGCAATAGCGCAAGCGTCGTAGCGCTCCGCAAACATCGCCTCGCCGCTGGTGGCGTAGAAGTGGCCGATCATCATGTCCTGATTTGCCAGCGCCTGTGCATCCTGGTCTTTGACGGCCAGGTTCCACATCTTCACCGCCGCAGCGTCACCGGCATCCAGTGGGATGGGATCAAAGGTCTGCGTGATGGTGGGCTTCTTCATGGTCGTAAAGGTGTGGCCCAGAATGTCCTGCTTGGTGTCGGTGCTCCAGTCCATCTCCTCGCTGCTGTCCTCAACGCGCTTACCGATAGCGCTCCACACAGGGGCGGATGCTGTGCCGGTGTTCAGGTACGCAATAAGCAGTTCGCGGTCAATGGTCTGGCCCGCCGTGGTGTTGAATTCCAAATCTGCCATTATACATTCACCTCGTAATTCAGTTTCATAAGGATTTGGTGATCTTCGTCCCCGTTTTCATACATGGCAAACAGGGAAGATCGCGTGGTTGGCTCCATGCTGATAACGCGCTTGTCATCGCCAATGTCGGGCTTCTGACCATTTGCCCAATCCCCGATAGCGTTCAACAGTTCGTCAGCCTTGAGCCGTTTGTCGTTGCTGTTCCCCGGCTTCACTCGGTAGATTATCTTGAACTGATACTCCGCCACATAACCGCCGGTGATATACTTCCTCACGATGTAAGCCGCCTGAATGGTCGACATCGCCATAGCGGAAGTGTCAGCGGGAAGAAACTCAAAGCGGATAAGGTCGACTGGCAGCTCCGGGTATGTGTTCAGCCACACAAGCAGCTTGCGCGATACCTGATCTTCTTCCGCCGCCGACACGGCCTTTTTAATCTTTTCCAAATCTCTTCACCGCCTTATCTGCCACCCGCACCCACTTTTCCATGTTCTGCGCTTTGGAAGCATCAAACCAATGTGCCTGTGCCTGCGGATGCATTGTTGTGTTAAATACAAGATTTCGGTCTGTGACCACTTTGTGCCCGCCCTTTGGGGCGTATGTGCTGCCGGTCGCCGGGTCTACCATCACCTTACCGTAGTACAGGAACCGGGCGTATGGGCCGGGATAAATGACCTCGTTGCCTACCACCCGCGTTCTCTGCGTCAGAGAGCCTGTAAGCGCAGGCACAAAGGGGATGGTGTCTTTCATCACCTGTTGCGCTAAAACGCTTTCAGCGCGGCCACAGGCCCTTGCAAGCTGCCGTTTTACTTCGTCCATGCCAGACACGTCAACAGAGATCTTGAGCGACATCTTATGCCCCTCCGACTTCCCAATGCTGCATATCCACGCTGCCAAAATCTTTCTCGTCCACTTTGGTCACGTTGTAGCAGCCGTCCTGTGCCATAGCCACGTCCTCTTTGTCTGTGACAAACTCGCCTTTCACAAAGAACGTCAGCCCGCCATTACCGTTCACAGACAGCGTCCACAGCCCGGACTTGTCCGCCGCCGCAAGAAACGCCTGCGGGGGCGCGTAAGTTTTGGCCTTGCCTGTCGTGCCGTCCACCGCTTCCACGGAAAACGGAATGTACAGGTTTACTGCGTCCGCGCTCTCAAGTCCGCTTTCTCGGACGTTGACCGCCTTACTGGCTTGCAGCATAACCCCGCGCAGGATGGTCACATACAGCTTTGTGATTTCCTCAAAAGTCGCCGGGTCAGTCTCCTGCACGGCGTTGTATACCGTTATAGTGTGGGGCGCGTACAACCACAGCACCCCCCTCCCCGATACAAAAGCCCGGTATGCGCCAGATACTCGTTACAGGTCGCCGCCAGCAGTTTTTTCGCACCGTCCGTAGCGCTTAGTGCGGATGCGGCAGCTTCTCCGCCGCTGGCCAGCGTCCGGGAGTACCCGCCTACCGTTTCGCTTTTCACGTCATCGCCGGTCGCCGCGTTCGTCAGTTTGGTGGCGGCAAGCTGCTGCGCGGCTTCGATCAGCTGATACTTGTCCACAAGTGCACAGCAGCACATTTTTACCGCGTCCATATCAGCGTTATCTTTTGCCCGGTTCTGCGTGTAGTAATCGAGGAAGGAGCTGGCTCGTACAGCCAGACGCGGAAAATCCTCCTCGCTCACGGTGCCCAAATAGGTCCCGGAGTAATAATCGTAATCAGCGTATGTCATGTGAGCCAGCTCCTTCCAAAACTGCGAGAATTTCAGCCTTTTTCATCGAACTGCTGACCCCTTCCACCCCGTTTTCATCGGCATACTTAAGCATTTGTGCCTTTGTCATGTCGGTGAAAACGGTGATGTCAGGGTCAGGCTTATTCAGCAGTTCAGTTAGCCCCCCACCGCCGGAGTGATGGAGCCGACCACCACACCGTCGATACGCTCAGCGAAAAGAGCCATGCCGTTGATAACGGTGTCAGATGCGGTCATGTTGGTGTAATCGGGCTCCTCATGGATACCGATATAGCCGGTGGCATCGGTGGTGAAATCGAACACCTCGCCAAGATCAGCGCCGTTC